GGCAAGCGATCAGACCAGTTCACGAATTGGTTTTCTTGCGGCGGGCCCTCTTGACAGGTGCTTTAGCCTTTGTTGTCGTTTTCTTTGCAACGGAAGGAGTCTTGATCGTTTCTGCCTTTTTCGCTATGGGTTTTTTGGTTTTTGTTACTTTTGAGGTTGATACCTTGCGTTTGGGTTTCTCTTCTGGTTTTAACTCTGGATATCTATAACGAACATCAACTTTTAGACGTGGTTTCTTTACTCTATCGTATTGTTTCTGCATGTGCTCATGACATTCAAACCATGCCACCTTTGTTGTCTTTCCCTCTGTCCAGTCCATACGAATAGGGAATGTTTCATATGGAAACAGTTCATTCAATTTCTCTTTTGAAAACTTTGGCATCAGATATATTTCCTTCTAATCTTATATGCTTTCTCACGAAAATGTGTGGTGAGATCTGCATCAAATTTTGTCAGATCATCAACAGAGCATGGTGTATCATGTTCATGTCTTTTAGCCATCATAGTATAGTACCTACACTTCTGCAATTCTTCTAAATCAGGAATCCATGATTTGGTCCAATAAACAATAGCATCTCTGGTTCCAGATGTTACATCGGAAACCATATGTGATGTTCCAGTGTCATACGTCACACCCCAACCAGCTTGTAACTTCAATCTTTCTTCTTTACCTTTCTTGAATAGACATAACTCACCACCTTCATATGTGGATGGATCATTTAGAAAAATTGTGGTGCTAAAATGACCATTCTTCCAAAAATCATAATGACATCTATAGTAACCTCCAGTTTCTGTTCTTGTTACCATAGGATCATTAGTTGATTTTGCAAATGTAAAATCAAGAAATTCTTCATTCTTATCCATACCCTCGTATAATATGGAATTATCAGAGAGACTTGTTTGTAAATTCTTTTTTACATCATGTCCATCACACCATGGATGTGGTGTATATGATTCTAATCCATCTTCCCATTGTGAATTCAAGAGATCTATTTTAATTCTCTTTAAAGTTTCTTCATCAAAGAATTTACTAATCAAATAATCCATCAATTAAACCACGAAACTACAGAATATCTTTCACCAGATAAAACAGGAGTAATCTGATGTGGATATGTAAAACATGAAGGAAAGACACACACTGTTCCTTTCTTCAATTTTTGTGTATGTTTTCCATTAAAAAATTTAAGTTCACCACCAGTGAAGTCATCATTTAATTGTAGAATAACAGAAACTATTCGATGATTTTCTGATCCAGAATCTATGTGTTGAGAATACTTCCCACCTTCTAGATATTTCAATAGAAAATATCCCTCGTCTCTTCTGCAACTAAAGAATGGAAATTTTTTTGAATATCTTTGTACAGCATCACAAAAAACACTGTATAAAGTCTCATCAATATTTTTTTCCGATTGATGTTCACTAATATGAATAGTATAGCATACTCTAGACTTAGATCTCTCTTGAGTTAATGTAGATCCGTTAGTGACAGCTTCTATCCATTTATTACTATTATTATATCTTTCCAATATCTGGTCGCATGTATATTCGTCCAACATATTATCGAAAGAAACAATATAGTCTCTTAAATCAAAATTGGTTTCCATGACAAATTATATTATTAGTGGGAGTGAATGACTCCGTTTGAATGTACGTGTGGAACTAAACTATTATACACATGCATTTGTCCATGTTGAATACCAGCGCCAAGCAAAGCTCCAACAACAAATAATGGTGCAAGTCTTAAAATTCTCAATGCCATTTGTATAAGGATTTATTAACCATGATTATTTATCATGGAGTATTGTCACTATGAATCCAACCAGTGCAGATATATTTTGTCTCAGATTTTGGAGGATACCCTCTGTGAGAATATGTCCAAGTAGCTGGGAATATTAAAAGTGAACCCTGCTTTGGTTGTATTTTTGTACCATCAATGAATTGAGTGTATCCATCTTCATGAATATCATTCAGATACCAAATAAAGGTCAAAAATCTACATCTATCTTTATTAGGTCCAATAGAGAAATCATTATGCCAGACATAAAATTCTCCTGGTTTAGTTCTTTGAATTTGATAACCACAATCCTTGAAATACCTTGAAACAGCAGAGATATTATAGTATTGAACAAATTCTTCAACGTAAGCGTTAATTTTTGGTGTCAAAGTTTTATGAAAAACTGAATCCTCTGCCTTCCAATGTTCTTTGTCAGTAATAGTAAGATCTGTAGATCTTTTAGTGTCACCCCATACACCAGAAGAAACTTCGCCCTGATACTTATAAGGATCTTCTTCAAACTTTTTGATGCAATGATCACAAAATTCTGGAGTCAATGCATTGGGATATACTTTGATAAGTTCCTGAAATGTTTTATTTGGTTCAAATGGATCATGATTTATATCCAATGCAAATAGTGATCTATCAATTTTCTCACCTGAACTGCTTAGATCATTTTCTGCATCAGGAACGTGGCTGTATTTTTCCATCATTTATATTCGTAAAGGAACCCGTTGTTGGTCGTGTAATGTATATTATCTATACCTGATTCTTTGAGTGCTAATGCACAAATAGGACAAGGTTTTGCCATACGAAGTTCATCGTGATTATGGCCACCCAATCTTGCCACAATTATTGTATCTGCATCTTCCTTGCATTTAATTAGAGCAGCAATTTCAGCATGAAGATAAATTTTCTGATGCAGTCCAACACGTTCCGCAAACCTAGCTTGTATTGGATGGGTTTTGGTTTCCATGTTGGTTGCAGTACAAAGTACCCTATTTTTGTTGAGAAGAATTGCTCCCACTTGCTTTTTAGATGATGAAGATTTAGCGGTTTCAATCACCAGATCGTAGATATTATCTGATAACATCAGCGACGAATAACAGAAACTGCTGGTTGACCTTCATTGAATACAGTATTGACAACTGCCTCAACACTTCTAGCAGTGCTGATACCCACCTTATCAAAGACTGGCACACAAACCAGTCCAAAGGTCTTCTGAGCGCCTCCTAGACGTATTACACGACCGATAGATTGACTGATGCCGATAAAGTCCATGTTACGCATGAATAGAACTGCTTCAAGTCCTTTGACATTGATACCCTCAGACAGGATAGAGTGATGCATCACAACAAAACGAGTGTCATCCATGCCCCACTGATTCAGAGTCTTGAAGAATACCTCACGGGATACTTTCTTGCCGTTGATGATAGCACCAGTCTTGCTGGTGATATACATCCAGTTATAGCCACGTTGCTGAAGTTGCACAGTGAAATCAGATTGCCCGATGAGACGAAGAATCTGCTTTGTAGAACGTGCAGCAATCAGAATTTTGTTGATGGCATTGTCATCAATGGTTTCTAGCAGATTCTGTGAATCTGTGAGTTTGAAGTCTCCTTGTGGCAATTGTTTAACAACAACTTTTGGAGGAAGAATATACCCTTCATTGACAAGCATAGGAGCAGGAACATTACAAATAACCTGGCCATATACTGCTCCGTCATTCATACCTGGTTTGAAAATAGTAAGAGAATGCTTAGGAGTAGCAGTGAAAAAGTAACACCGATCAGCATCAGCAGAAAAGTGTTCCGTAGCAGGGAAAAAGTTACGCTGAACTGAGTTATGTGCCTCATCAAAGTAGATCGTATTGACTTCAATGTCTGCCTCTACAAGACGATGTAATGAATGATATGTAGTAAAGATGATGCAGTTCTCACCAGCAGCTCTTGCGGTGTTGTTGAACAGTGCAATCTTTTCTGGTTTGGTGCTACTGAAATACTCAATGTCACCACTATGAACATGCATCACATGAGTGTGAGTAGTATCAATCACCTCAAGAAACTCTTTGCAGAGTTGCTCTGCCAGAAGAATACGAGGAGCAACAACAACAATAGTGGAGCCATTGTCGATATACTTTTGATTCTCAATAATATCGTGAATCATGCACATTGTTTTGCCACCACCCGTAGGGATGATGACCTGACCCTTGTCATATGCCAGCATCGCATTCAGTGCCTTGTGCTGGTGTGGGCGAAGGGTGACGGTCATGCTCTCTTGCGTTGATACAGTTATTATAACAGAAAAGGGGGCCCCTGTGAAGGGCCCC